ATGTTAACGCCGTTTGGTAAGACAGTAAGAAAAATGCGCATAGACCTTGGGCTTACGCTTAAAAGCATGGCTGAGGCTATGGGTATGACCTCGTCTTATCTTTCAGCAATCGAAACTGGTAAAAGGGCGGTCACTAAACCCGTGCTTGATAGCATCATTGGCTATCTGAATGCGGATGAAAAACAAAAAGAAAAGCTTATCAGTGCAGCTCGTGACTCTCAGCAATCAGTAGAGATCAGCTTGTCAGGTAAGAACGACCATGCTCGTGAAGTCGCAATTGCGTTCGCTCGTAGTTTTGATGAGTTAAATGAAGAAGACTTCCGGAATTTACGACAGATTTTGAATCGAAAACAGCAGTAGGAGGCATTTTGAGCGGACAAGATTATCGTGTACCCCCGCAGAACCGCGAATCAATACGTTCTATCGTCAGATCTCTGCGGAGCACCTTCGGTATTACAGGTCTGATGTTTCCTGTTATGGAGGTGATTGAGTTCGCATTGCCTCAGTTGATCCCAGATTTTGAACTCCATATCGGTGGGATGAAGGAAATGGGGGAGACGCACGGTCTCACCTACCCACAGGAACATTTATTGATTCTTCGTGAAGACATTTACGAGGGTGCTTTGAATGGGGTAGGGCGTGACAGGATGACTGCCGCACATGAACTGGGTCATCTTCTCATGCACAGGAACATTGCTTTCGCGCGTTCTGCTCCAGGGGTAAAAATCCGCCCTTTTGAGAGTAGTGAGTGGCAAGCCAAATGTTTCAGTGGTGAGCTATTAGTACCAGCTATTCATGCCAATGTTCTGAAAGGTATGAGTGCTGAAAATGTAGCTGAGGCATGCGGAGTGTCATTAGTGGCCGCACGATATCAGTTAGACAAAATGTAAAAACCCCCTGCTTGGCGCCAACCAATGCAAGGGGTCTTAAGGTGATGAATCCGAGAGGCGTCACCACCGTGAACAGCTTCAATAGACAGCCTGAAACTAACACCTTCAGGGAAGATGTTCAAGGGAAAAATCTCTCTTGGTAAGGAGGTGTTACATGAATGAGTTTGAAATCTATCGCTTCGAAAGCGGCACCAAAAGGGTTCCGTTGGGTTTTCTGCCGTTACCGCAAGGTACGTGGGAAATCCGCAAAAGTCCTTGATGCTCATGATTATGGGTATGAGGCGTGGGCGTTCTTAGTTCGTTGCTAAGAGAACCACTTAAGGCACCTTCGGGTGTCTTATTCAAGACTTTATTCAAGGCACCATCAGGTGCCTTTTTCTATGCCATTTTTATTTCTGCATGCGGTACTTCAACCCATTCAACATGATTCTGGGTATAAATTTTTGTCGATTTTGCATCACTATGGGCCATCCTTGCCTGCGGATCGATACCTTGTCTTTCGAAAATATGAGCCGCCAGCGCTCTAATCTCGTGGAAAGTTGGCCTTTCTTTGATAGGTAATTCTGCCGCTACACCTATCCGGTCCCGCAGCTCTGAAAATGCCCTGCTTAAATAGTCAGGGGCCACCTGTGTTGGGTGGTTAACTTCCTTGCTTATAGGATTGCTTCTCTTCTCCAGAAGCCGGTGAACAACATAAGGACTGGCCACATTGTCTCTGCTGTTGTCGATGATCTCTTTCAGGGCCCTGCCGATCGGAATAGCAACGTGTGAGGCCTCTTTGTGCTGAACTTTTTGCCGATGAATGTAAAGCGTTCCGAATATGCCAGCCTCTTCCTGATCGAACCATACACAGCCGCAAACCCCTTCTTTAGGTTCCTTGATCGAGTACCGGATCCGGGAAACTTCCAGGCGCGCTTGCGTAGTTTGTATTGCAAGGTCCATTGCAGTCTTCAGCCAAGGTTCAGCAGCAGCGTGTATGGCGAGGAACTGCTCTAAAGTAAGTCGTCGGCGGACCTTTTTATCGACACGCCGCATTTTTTTCCGTGTTGCAGGGTTATCCATCATTAGCGATTCATCGACAGCATAAGAGAATAGCTTTTTCAGGAAGCTAACTTTTCGGTTCTGAACATTGGCCGATGATTCAGAATGGTAATTTCGTATGTAGGCATTTACGTGCTCAAGCTCAATGTCACATGCGGGTATGTTATTAAAAAATTCTTTAACCCTGATGGCATCATTATTCCAATCGTCAAGTGTGCTTTTAGACGGCAGCTCATCTTTGATCGCTCTCTCCATTATGCGATCAACATGCTCTGAAAACGGCTTGGCTTCACCGTTCAGACCTCCCGATTCCCGAATTAATGAATCTATCGAAGGTGTATTTTCAGGGCGCATCCTCAGGTTATATTCTCGGGCAATGGCGATAGCCATTACTCGATCCGAACCGAGGGTTTTCTTTTTTCCAGTTATAAGCGTGAACTTATACACGCCACGATCTTTATCAAAAAAAAGATAATCAGGAAGGTGGCGGTACTCTTTTTTTCGTGGCCTTGCTGCCATGGTCAACCCTCAATTATTAACTGACGTACCGCCTGATTAACAATTGAGTCGACTCCCCATTTTTCGGTTTCATAGACAAAAACTGTTCCATCTACAATCCTTCCCATGAGTAATCCGTTTTCGACCCAACGTTTAATTGTACGGTTGTCAGGAATGGAGTCTTTGGTAAATTCGCGTTTACTCCAGAGACTCGCTTTCATTAGCTTTGCCATGGTTTCCTTCTCCATTAAGCCCGGCTGCACCCGGGCTGACTGGTTTACTCTTCGCTGCTGGTGTATGGTCGCGGCTTCGGCGCTGCCGCAATCATCGCAGTCCAGCAGAGTTTTGCGCGGTGCGCCGCCTGCTGACAGCCGCTCATAGCATCGTATGCTTCCCAAGCATCTGGATCACTAAAGCTCTCATCTGGCTCAGATTCAAATCCTTGGACGATCATGTGTTCTGTCGGTTCGACTGGTACCATCACCCAACCATCCGGCACGAACGGTGCTGGCGGGGCGGCGTAGACCTCAATAACGCCGTCATCAATGGGCCACTCGCCATCCTTCATATAATCCGTGGTTCCGCCTACCTGCTGTTCGGCGATGTGGAAAGCTCCTATCGGTTCCGCTTCGAGTGATGCCCGCGCCAACTTCATCGCAGCAAGCGCCATGGCCGCATCTTCGTTTACTGCGCCGGGCACAGAATCGCGCTCTACTTCAAGCTCAGCGATCGTCCGCTGGAGCCATTCTTTGGTAAGAGTGCTCATAATGCCTCTCCTTTGCTGGCTTCGGCGAACAGCACTTTGTTGTAATTGTTCTGACAGTCGATATAGCCCTTTGCATAATCCTCGGTGGCACCGTAATGGCAAATCTGGAACTCTGAGAACTGCTTTACGCCACTTGCTAACGCCTGCATTTCAGCAATTCGCTTCTCTGCGTTCGACAGCTGATCAAGAATTTCTTCTGCTAGCGTCACACGCATTACTACCTTCTGACAGTCGTGGCGTTTGGCTCTGGCGATTGTGGCGCGCAGAGCTGCATATTTGTTGGGCGTCATTGAATGGCTTCCTGGCGAAGGTGGTTAATTTCAGCGTCAAGGCTCATTCGCTGGTCCATCGATTCCGTCAAAGCAGAAAATGTTACGTCCAGGCGAGTGGCAACCTCACGCATCAGGGAAGCTTCTGCTGGTGGCAATTTCCCAGCCGCAGCATGAGCTACGGCAACCAGTTCTTTAATTTTCATCCGTTGCATTTACGCACCTCCATCAACTCGTTGAACCGAGTCATGAAAAGACCGTAAGCTTGGCCTGGGCGAAGAGGAATGATCTGGATAATGTCGCTGGTGGGTATACCTTCAAGACAAGGCCATAATGAACCGTCGTCGATATCCAGATCGCGGCGTTCAGTGGCAAGCATCACTAGGTCAGCGTATTTCACTACCGCTGACATATCAGGGGTAATGCTGAATTTGACCCGGATCAGCTTATCAACCCGCTTTTCAATGCAACGGTAGTCTGGAAGCAACGCTTTCAGGGGGGCCGGGATATCCTGGCAATAAGCTTCAGCCGCGTCATGCATCAGGGCTTCAAAGGCAAACTCTGGCGGCACAATTTGGCTACATAGCACCGAGTGCTGGGCCACGCTGTAAAATTCCGGCAGATGCCCACTGAAGCGACAGATGTGGGAAAGTGCAGTCGCAATATCCTCGATCTCTACATCGTCAGCGGTTGAATTGAGGTAATCGAATTTCTTACCTGAAAGTGTCTGTATATAACTCATCGTCTTTTCTTCTCCGTATTTGGCAGCTGCACCTGCGTCAGTTTTTGGTTGTACGAATCCCTCGCCATTGGCGATAAATAAAGGGAATTACGCTTCAATAAATCCCCGCGGCCCGGGGATTTAATGCAGAGAAATTAAGCTTTAAAGTTACCGATAAAGGTTTCAACCGGCTCATCGGTAAATTTCTCGATCAGCAGATCTCGGAACTCATTAGCGATAGCTTCTTCCTGTGCTTCCAGTTGAACGATGCGGAGCACAAAGACTGGTTCCCCGCTTTTAAGGAGGCTGTTGCGGAGGCTAAAGCGGCGTTCAGCCAGGCCTTCATATGGCATGCATTTGAACTCAAAGGCCACAGGCATGACGTCTTTACTACTGGCTTCAACGCTCTGCATCAGGGATTTTCTGCCACCAAAGTCTTCGTCTTCATGGGCTGACTCAGAGACTTGTTTGATGTTAACGCGGCGAACAGCACCAGCTGCTTGTGCAATGGACAACACATTCCCGTCGGCATCAAATGCGGTCAGATAGTCGGCCCAGTCTTCCAGCCATTCAGCAATTTCTTTCTGGCCTAGACGATCACCGTTTACCTGAAGCAGGGCTCGGAATGGCGCTGTCTTTTTGAGGGTGATAGAAGCAACATTATCAGCATGGCCTGGGTTAGCCAGCGTACCGATATTGAAGACGGAGCGTGCGGTCATGTTGTCAGCATCGATAAAGCAGCGCGCTGGTTCGGCTTCGTTGGCGTAGCCAGCAGCATAACGAACAAAATCAGAAATGCTGGTTGTGCTCATGGATCCGCGGAAACGAAAACGCTCCGGTTCGAAACGCTCGAGGCTTTCAACGGTTACACCATCAGGGAGCAGGGCAGTAGGGCATGCCGTTTCTTTAACAGCAGTAAGGTGGTAACCGGAAAGAACCAGCTCTTTCACCTGCTGAAGGGCATTACCGTCTAAAATCTGAGACATAAAATTTCCTTAATACGTGGTCAAAGTGTAATCAGTGATTTATCTGCTGCGGATCACTGAGCCGCTTTAAGCTTTCCGTCAACGCCGCCGTTAATGCCGAACAACTGTCCCTGATCTTCTTGGAGGATGGTCAGCTTGCCGCCTTTGTTAACCCACATTGGTGTTTCGGTGGTGTCTTCTTCGGAGGCTTTACCGCGCGGGGTAGGGGTGACGTAGTTCAGCTTGTGCTTGATCTTGACGCGCTTCTCTTCGACGGAGTTACCCATACGCTCAATATCAAAGGTGAGGACTACTTTGCCTTTGGTACCGTTGTTCAGAACGCCAAGCGCGGTAGTGTTTAAAGCTGCCGCGATCTTGTTCATGAACACGCCGGCATCTAGTTCGCCCAGGAAATCGGGCACTACGGTCATGCGGTCATTACTCATGGTTTAACCCTCTGTGAGGCGGCTGCCACCGCCAGTGGAACTTCTCCATACACAACAGAAAAGGGCACCTGCGTAGCAGTGAAGATTGCAGCCTCCATTTCTGCGCCCGGGTGGATTGGGGAATGAGCCCGTCGCCCGGTGATGCCCTTGTCTCTTGTGTAAAAAAGGTGCCCACCGAGGTGATGGGCAAAGACTACACACAGCAATGATTTTGTTGTGGCGGTGGTGCCTCCACCTGCCGGACCGGCCAGAACCGGCGACGCTACACCTCAAGAAACGTATTCATTTCAAATGTTGAAATAAAAACTTGTTGGCCTCGCCACGTGCGCAGAGCCGCATTACCACAACTGAAAGCCCACTCCTTCGGTAACAAACCTGCCCCCGCAGTGAAAGAGAGAAGGAGTGCGCTTTCACGTTGTGCCCTTAAAAAACTGGCTGTCACCCTCAAGGGGAAAGTGAACAGCCAGAACAGGGATCACTTCTTATTGCTTTGGCCTGCTTTTAACCACATCAGGCGCGGTGGTTTGGTGTTGACAGAAAAAAATCTAACTTAACTTAGTTAAATGGTCAAGTGAAAACATCAAACTAAACTTAGCTTGATGCTTAGGGGAAGAGCGGGAAGGGATTAGAGCTCGTACTGAACGCCTTTAACTACGCCAATAATGAGGCAGTTACCATTGATCGAGATGTTGGGATAGCGAGGATTTAGTGGGACTAAAAATTTTTGAGGGCCATCAATGACCAGTTTTTTAACAGTCGCTTCGTTAGTGCCATCAATACGCGCAACAACAATCTTGCCATGAAGGGGTTCGGCATCTGGATCAACAATAACGGTAGCCCCTTCAGGGATTGTTGGGAGGCCATTTGGATTGGTCATTGAATCCCCTTTGACCTCTAAAGCGAACGAGCTATCCCCAATGCGTAGTGATGTTTCAACCCATTTATCAACATCACTGAATAAATCAGCGGCCTTACATTCCGTAAACTGCCCAGCTTGAACCCAGGAAATCACGGGCACACGCCTCATTTTAGTTATGAGGGTACCTTCAAATTCAGTGCCGTAAAGAATGTAATCAATTGATGTATTGAAGAATTTAGCCAGCTTAACCAGCGATTCTCCGTTTGGGATATTCACATCCTTTTCCCAATAACCAACCGCTACGTCACTAACCCCGCAGAACTTACCCAGTTCTTTTTGAGAGGTTTTTGTAACCCTGCGTAGGGCTTTAATGCGCTGACCAACCGTTTCCATGAAAGCACCAAATTTAAAAAAGACTAAGTAATCTTAGTTTTTATTGACCAAAGTTAGATTGGTTATTAATATCTAACCAAACTTAGCTAAGGAGGCTTCATGACAACCGACGAGATTGAACAACATTTCGGCAGCACTGAGAAAGTTGCCGAATTTTTTGGCATCACCAGTGAGGCCGTTTACCAGTGGCGTAATCGCCCCGGACGCTTAATCCCTAAAGGACGAGCTGCTGAAGCTGCGTATCGAACTGCCGGTGAACTGGAATTCAACCCAGAACGTTATGGCAAGAGTACATCGCCTAACGATCAGAAATAACCACAGAAGGGAGGACCTAGCCGTGGGTATAGAACCTGAATGGAAAGTAGATAAGCAGCCAGCCTGGCTGGTGGCCGCAATCAAAAAAACGATCACCGAGCTGCCTGGCGGATATTCAGAAGCTGCTGAGTGGTTGGGTGTGACCGAGAACGCGCTGTTTAACCGGCTGCGTACCGATGGCGATCAGATCTTCCCGCTCGGTTGGGCGATGGTGCTTCAACGTGCTGGTGGTTCAAACCACATAGCGAACGCTATTGCACGTCACTCGAACGGTGTTTTTGTGCCATTGGCTGATGTTGAAGAGATTGAGAACGGCGATATCAACCAGCGTCTCATGGAGTCAGTTGAGTGGATCGGCAGGCATTCACAATACGTTCGTAAAGCTACCGCTGACGGCGTTATTGATGCTCAGGAACGCGCCCAGATCGAAGAGAACAGCTATCAGGTGATGGCTAAGTGGCAGGAACATTTGACGCTGCTTTTCCGTGTGTTTTGTGCGCCGGAAAAGAGTGACGCCCGCGAGTGTGCAGCTCCGGGCGTCGTGGCAGACAAATCTTGTATGGAGAAGTAATCCGCATGACCAGTTTAACGGCTTTTAACCGTTTGCCGCAACTCAGGATGATCCCGGTACCGGGCGCTCCGTTGTTTCGGTATGAACGCAGAATAGCAAACCGCTGGGTGCCATGTAACCACAGTCGGGCGGTCGCAATTGTGGGGGTTTACTACAGGAAGGCGAAACGCTTATGCGCGAAGTTAACCGAAGGTTCAAAGACCACAGAGGGATCCCCGTTCGGGTTATCCGGTGGGAGCCAGAGACTCAACGAGTTATCTACCTGCGGGATGGTTATAACCACGAATGTTTCAGCCCGCTCGAACAATTCAAGCGCAAGTTTACAGAGTTAAAGGACGACCATGAGCACTAAATTAACGGGTTACGTTTGGGACGCTTGTGCCGCTTCTGGCATGAAGCTGTCCAGCGTTGCCATCATGGCGCGTCTGGCAGACTTCAGCAGTGATGAAGGGGTTAGCTGGCCTTCCATCGCTACCATCGCGCGCCAGATTGGTGCCGGTGAGAGCACGGTTCGCACAGCCATATCTCAACTGGAAAAAGACGGGTGGTTAACCCGCCAGCAGCGCCGTAAAGGCAACCGCAATGCATCGAACGTTTACCAGCTCAATGTTGCGAAATTACAGGCTGCTGCCTTTTCTCACCTGTCAGATTCTGACGCATCAAAATCTGATGCCTCAAAAACCGACGCGTCAAAATCTGAGGCATCAAAAAACGATGAAAAAGGCGGTTTTCACCCGTCAGAATCTGGGGGGGATCCGTCAGTAAATACAACTACTGATCCATCAGATAAAAAACATTCTTGTCCGGTTGCTGCGCAACCCGACCCTGTGGTGGTTATCACCGATCAGGCGAAGCAGGTTTTATCACATCTGAACAAAACCACCGGATCACGGTATCAGGTCTGCAAATCATCCTTGGAAAACATCCGGGCTCGCCTGGCTGACGGGTTTACGCCCGATGAGCTGCTGTTGGTGGTGGATTACAGCGTCGAGAAGTGGGGCGAGGATCTGAAAATGGCCGAATATCTGCGCCCAACAACGTTGTTTCTGCCATCAAAATTCCCAGGTTACCTGCAATCCGCAAATAAGTGGAACGCAGCAGGACGTCCAGAACGACAGTATTGGGGCTCAATCCGTAAGCATGATCCGATGAAATTTGGTGGACCAGATAAAGCCATTCCAGCTGGCTTCAGGGGAGCGAAATGATGAGCATGAATGCTGATAACAAATATTGCCGCGCGCTGGCTGAACTGCGCTCAAAGCCAGCGCATGAATTGAAAGAGGTTGGCGATCAGTGGCGCACTCCAGATTTGTTGTTTTGGGGCATCAATTCGATATTTGGGCCGATGGTTCTGGATCTGTTTGCAGACGATAGCAATGCTAAATGCCCTGCATGGTATACCGCCGAAGATAACGCGCTGACGCAGGACTGGTCAGAGCGTCTGGCAGAACTCGGTGGCGCCGCGTTTGCAAATCCGCCATATAGCCGTTCTCAGTACCATGAAAAGCAGGCCATCACTGGCATGACCCACATCATGAATCACACAATGGCGATGCGTGATAAAGGTGGTCGTTACATATACCTCGTGAAGTCAGCCACAAGTGAAACATGGTGGCCGGAAGATGCCGATCACATCATGTTTATTCGTGGTCGTATTGGGTTCGATCTTCCTGTTTGGTTTGTTCCCGCTGACGAGAAGCAGCAACCCACCAGCGCATTTTTTGCCGGGGCAATCGCTGTCTTCGACAAAACCTGGCGTGGTGAAAGCTTCAGCTATATCAATCGCACCGAACTGGAAGAAAAAGGGCGTGCAGCATTGTCATTAGCTCAATTCGCCGCGGCAAAAATAGCCCTTCCGTCGGTGTCGGAAAAAGCAATGCCTACTCCCATTGCAACGGCAGATGCAGAGTCGCGCATCTGGCCTCTGGAGGTTGGTCTGGTGTTCAATCAGGTCGAGGGGGCGGATTCTCTGGGGGTGAACCAACAGAACAAGTTGAAGGCCAACATCAACCAACTCTGGCTGGAGCGTGTGCCTACCAGCGAAATAATTAGCGTGGCCGGTGGTCTGGTTAGCAGTATGCAGGGGGCCGTCAATGCGTGAAATTATCGTTGATAACTTTGCTGGTGGTGGCGGCGCGAGTACCGGCATTGAACTGGCGATCGGGCGTAGCGTGGATATCGCTATCAACCACGACGAAAACGCTATTGCGATGCATAAGACGAATCACCCGGACACGCTGCATTATTGCGAGTCGGTGTTTGACGTTGACCCAAGCGCAGCCACCAGCGGCAAACCTGTCGGTCTGGCCTGGTTTAGCCCTGACTGCCGCCACTTTTCCAAAGCGAAGGGCGCTAAGCCGGTTAAGAAAGAGATTCGCGGGCTGGCGTGGATTGTCCTGCGCTGGGCGCTGGCAGTACGTCCCCGCGTCATGATGCTGGAGAACGTCGAAGAATTTAAGACATGGGGCCCGCTGCTGGATGAAGAATTACGCCCAGATCCTGAGCGTGCTGGCGAAACATTCGAGGCATTTGTCGGCATGCTGTCGACGGGGATCGCGGCGAATCACCCTGCGCTGGCTGAGGTTTGTGAATTTCTTGCCATTGAGCCGCACGGCCAGCAGGCGCAACAGCTGATCGCCGGGCTTGGCTATGAGGTCGATTATCGTGAGCTGCGCGCTTGTGACTACGGCGCGCCAACGATCAGAAAGCGTTTCTTCATGGTCATGCGCTGTGACGGCCGCAAGATTCATTGGCCTGAAGCGACTCATGGGGATCCAAAATCACTGGAAGTACAAAGCGGCAAGCTGGCGCCATGGCGTACCGCGGCGGAGTGCATTGACTGGAACATCCCGGCCCGTTCCATCTTCGACCGCAAAAAGCCGCTGGCGGAAAATACGCTCAAACGTATCGCGCGCGGCATCCAGCGCTTTGTTATCGAAAGTGCATCACCTTTCATCGTGAAGTGTAACCACACCACGACGAAAGGAGGTTATGACTGTTTCCGCGGGCAATCGTTGTTAGAGCCATTGCAGACCATCACTAAAAAGCATGGCTACGCGCTGGCGGTACCGCATCTTACTAAATTCCGCACCGGGGCCACCGGGCAGCCAGTGACCGAGCCGGTTCCAACTGTCACCGCTGGTACGTCGGCGCGCCCGGGCGGGAATGGGCACGCGCTTGGCGTAGTTGAGGCCGCGCTGACACCGTTCCTGGCGGGCAATGGCGGCAGTGAGTACCAGGCAAAGCCGCGCCCGCTGGATAAACCCGCTCATACAATCCTCAAGCAGTCCCGCGCGTGTGTGGTTGCTCCTGTCATCGCCCGCCAGTTTGGTGCCAGTGTTGGGCACAGGGCAGACGAGCCTAGCGCAACGATTACTGCTGGCGGTGGCGGTAAATCGCAGCTGGTAACCCCAACACTGATCCAGATGGGATACGGCGAACGCCCAGGGCAAAAACCGCGTGTTCTTCAACTGAATAACCCGCTCGGCACGGTCACTGCTGGTGGTAATAAGTTTGCGACGGTGAGCGCGTTCCTGGCGAAGCACTATGGTGGGAATTACACGGGGCCGGGTGTTGGTATGGATGAGCCTGCCCACTCAGTCACTACCGTTGATCATCACGCGGTAGTTGCGTCGCACCTGGTGAAGCTGCGCGGAACCTGCCGCGACGGTCAGACCATGGATACACCTATGCCGACGATTACCGCTGGTGGCCAGCACGTTGGCGAGGTCCGGACATTCCTCGAAACCTACTGCGGTGAAAGCGAGGATGAATGGCTGGTGACGATCGAAGGAGTTAAGTACCAGATCGTCGATATCGGAATGCGCATGCTGCAACCGCATGAGCTTTATAAGGCGCAAGGCTTCCCTGACGGCTACGTTATCGATCAGGACTATCGGGGCAATCGTTACGCCAAAGACAAGCAGGTAGCGCGCTGCGGTAACGCAGTACCGCCGCCGTTCGCTCGTGCGCTGGTAGAGGCAAATCTTCCTGAATTATGTGCAAATCAAAAGGCGGGTGCAGCCGCCTGATATGGAGAAATAGCATGAATCAGTTAACCGCAAAGGGTGTTGTGACAATGTCCAGCCGTGAAATTGCCCGGCTGGTGCAAAGCAAACATGGTGATGTGAAGCGCTCAGCTGAACGCCTTGCATCTGCTGGTATTTTAACCGCGCCGTTGGCGCACACCCCCTACACACACCCGCAAAACGGGCAAACATACGAGGAGTATTGGTTCAACAAACGTGATTCTCTGGTGATCGTCGCCAGGCTATCGCCAGAATTTACCGCCGCTGTAGTCGATCGCTGGCAAGAGCTGGAGAACAGCCAGGCCGTCAGTGTCCCGCAAACATTGCCGGAGGCATTACGTCTCGCCGCAGATCTTGCCGAGCAGAAAGAACAACTCAGCCAGCAGTTAGCCGCTGCCGCGCCGAAAGTTGAGTTTGTCGATCGGTATTGTACTGCCAAAGGCTCAATGTCTTTCCGCCAGGTGGCAAAGCTGTTGCAGGCCAAGGAAACAGATTTCCGCTTGTTCCTCATTGAGAGCGACATCATGTACCGGCTTGGCGGAGTGCTGACACCGCGGCACCAGCACATTGCTGCCGGGCGGTTTGAAGTGAAAACTGGCACTACGAGCGAAACAAACTACGCCTTTAGCCAGGCACGTTTTACACCAAAAGGCATCGAGTGGATCGGCGGCTTGTGGACGGCACACATCGCTAAGGAGCATGCCGCGTGAGAGGACTGTTTACAGCCGAGACTGTTCCGCGCCTGGGGCTTGTGGTGTTAAAGCCGGGTAGTGAACTGATGTCTCTGTTTCAACAGGGGCGTGTGCTGGTGGAGCCTCAGCCAAAAAGTATGGCTGGGCTTCCGTCGGGGCTCGTCCCTGATGCCAGGCAGCCGCTGGCAGAAGATAAGTCCCTCGAGGAATTCTTCACCGACGAGAGAGTTATCCGTGCAGCAGGCGGTTTGACCGCGTTGGAATCCTGGTTAGAGCGTAACGTGAAGGAATGCCAGTACCCGCACACTGATTATCATCATCATGAGCTGGTAACGATGCGACATCCCCCTGGATCAATGTTGCTCTGTTGGCATTGCGATAACCAGCTGCGCGAGCAAACCACCGCGGCGCTGGCAGAACTGGCCCGGCGTAATCTCATTAACTGGCTGATCAGTTCTATTCTGTCTTCGCTTGGCTACAACAACGAGCGTGAACTATCCCTCGGTGAATTGTGCTGGTGGGCCGTTTATTCAGGCATTGCTGATGCAATCACGGATAGGATGGCCCAGCATGCGCTTCGCTTACCGGATGAGCCGTTTTTATCCGTATATCGAGAAAGTGACATTGTGCCGATGCCCCCGGCAAAAAGCATTTTGCAGAAGAAGGTCACCCCAGCGGTCACGGCTGCGAAATTAAAGCATGGAGCAAATCAGGAAGTGGCCTGTGACCAGCCAAAGGTTCTGGCTTTGCATGCGGATCCTGAATCCCCTGAATCATTCATGTTGCGCCCAAAATACCGCAGGTGGGTGAATGAGGACTATCTCCGGTGGGTTAAAACCCAGCCCTGTGAAGGTTGCCGGCGGCCAGCGGATGATCCACACCATGTCATTGGTCACGGCATGGGCGGTACCGCCACTAAAGCCCACGATTTGTTCGTGATCCCTCTGTGCAGAGAGTGTCACGACAAATTACATGCTGATGTAGCAGCGTTCGAGAAAAAACACGGTACCCAGCTGGAGCTGCTATTCCGGTTTATGAATCGAGCGCTGGCGATCGGCGTAATAACAAAAGCGTAATTGTATGGAGCGCTGAGCATAATGAATTTACAAGAACTGGAATATACGCGGATTGAACTGCGCCGCGCGCTGGCAGATTTATCAGGAACGGCCAAAGGACAGTTGCAGGCGTTCAGTGAGCATCCACCAGCAAATAAGAACAAATACCCTCGCCACCATCCTGAAATCGTCATGGAGGGTGGGGAAGGTTGTGGGTTAAAGGTTGTAAAAACGCTGGCCACTCCACTTTATGTTCTCGAGACAAGGAGCCGTCGCCGACCTTTACCGCCTATTAAGGATACGGAGTTCGCTTGTTCAGCATGGCGTCGATCGGTCAATGGTCTGGGGGAGCATTTGCAGGCATGGGTGCGGTACTGCTATGGGCATGACCTTGCTTTCCGGTACCAGAGGTTAATGTGCCAGCACGTATGGGGACAGTTTCAGCGTCAGCATAGCGGCAAAAAAATCCAGGACCGTGTCACTAAAAAACTGGTAGGGCTTGTCTGGCTTGCGGCGCAAGAAGTTGCTGCCTCGCGTAATAACGATACCTATCAGGAGTATGCAGGTGCAGCTCTGGCGCGCATGGTCAGTGTTGAGCGTTCCACCTGGCTCAGGGTGTATTCAGGCCACTGGGCGGCTTTCAAAGCGTCGTTTACTGAGATGGACAGCTTGGCACTAAGCGAAATTTTGTCACGGTACGAAGAGTACCAAGAACTGAAAGCGGCGGAATTGTGAGGTAACTTTCACTAACTCCTTTAATTGGGCTTGCAAAATGCAACAAAATGAGCCATATTTGAACCTAATTTGATACGTTGCCAAAATTTTAATGACCCGCTGAGTGGCGGGTTTTTGTTATTATAGCCTTTCAAAAAAAGGGGGCTATATGTGTCAAGGTATACCATTCAAATTCAAGTCCAGTGATTTACTGGAGTCTTCTAATTTAATTATTGAAAAAATACCTCATATTTTTGTCGAAACCTCGCCAGATTATATTGGGGCAATAGCTACTGCGACTGGAACATTAGTTGCAGGGTGCTTATCAGCATTCGTCGCTTGGTATGCTATCAAAGCGAACAGAAAACAAATGCTACAACAGCAGATGATAATTGATAAGCAAACATTCACAAATGAACTAAGAACAAGAATGTCCACATTTCTAGCTGATGTGGAAAAATTGTCAGTAATGCTACAACCTGATATTTATGGGCATAAGCTGTCAATGGCTAATATGAATTTCGAAATAAGGAAGAGCCTTGATAAGTTGGCTTATGACCTTGATTTGTGTCGTTATCACTTATTGCTAATGATTGATGAGAAACCACAGTTTTCCAGAATGCGAAGTCTAATTGATAAAGTTACTGAGGATATAGAATTATCGATTAAAAATGTTGAATATTATGGTACTGATGAAGTAATAAAGGAATTAATTAAAGCAACAATAAGTTGTATTGATTCAGAATGGAAGTCAGTGACCAAAACTAAATAAATAATCAACGCGCCTCTAACGTGAGGTAATCTTGCTGTGAAATGGGCGGCTGGGGGGTGTTGTACCACCCATCCAGCCATCAGCTCATGCTTTCAGGTCACAAGCTAACCAAGGCCCATTGCTTAAGCGCAAAAGCATAGTGAGCCTATCAGAGTTACGCTTACGGATCTATGAAAAATACTGTAAATATAAACAGTGTTGAGCTTGTCAACGCTGACTGCCTGCAATACCTTGCAACCCTCCCAGATAACACCATTGACCTTATTGTTACGGATCCGCCTTACTTTAAGGTGAAGCCGAACGGCTGGGATAATCAGTGGAACGGTGACGCCGATTATCTGCGCTGGCTTGATATGTGCCTTGCCCAATTCTGGCGAGTGCTTAAGCCTGCCGGCAGCATGTACTTGTTTTCTGGTCACCGACTTGCATCTGATATTGAGGTCATGATGCGTGAACGCTTCAACGTCATGAACCACATTATCTGGGCGAAGCCTTCAGGGCGCTGGAACGGATGCAATAAGGAAAGCCTGCGTTCTTACTTCCCCGCAACGGAACGCATCATTTTCGCTGAGCATTACCAGGCGCCATATAAGCCGAAAAGCGACGGGTATGCTGAGAAAAGCCGCGAGGTCAAACAGCACGTCATGGCTCAATTAATCTCCTACTTTCGGGATGCAAGAGCTGAACTGGGTGTCACGTCCAGGCAAATAGCTGACGCCACCGGAAAGAAAAACATGGTTTCCCACTGGTTCGGGGCCAGCCAGTGGCAGCTGCCAAACGAACAGGATTACGGAAAGCTTCAGGATCTGTTCACTCAGATAGCCGTTGAGAAACACCGCGCTTCTGAACTTGAGTCTCCGCATCACCAGCTGGTGGCCACGTGGCATTCGTTGAACCGGAAATACCTTGATCTGCTTGAAGAGTATAAAACTCTTCGGCGGCATTTCTCTGTGACAGTAGCCGTGCCCTATACAGACGTCTGGACCCACAAACCTGTCCAGTTCTATCCAGGCAAACATCCGTGCGAAAAACCCGCTGATATGTTGCGGCAAATCATCAACGCCAGCAGTAGACCTGGCGATATGGTGGCTGACTTCTTTATGGGCTCGGGATCAACCGTTAAAGCAGCGATCGAACTGGGACGTCAGGCTATCGGCGTTGAGCTGGAAGAGGAGCGATTCAACCAGACAGTAAGCGAGGTAAGGCAGCTGGCAGGGGAATAAAAGTTAGGGTCGCTGATGCGGCCCTTTTTATTACCTCAACAGGACACCCGCAACGTAGCGAGGTGAGAGCATGAATCGAATGGAAAAAATAACAACGGGTATTGCATACGGCGCATCTGGAGGGGGAACCGGATACTGGCTGCTTCAGCTTCTCGATAAAGTTTCCCCCTCACAATGGGCGGCCATTGGTGTACTAGGTAGCCTCATGTTTGGTTTGCTGACGTGGTTGACGAGCCTGTATTTCCAAATAAAGGCGGACCGCCGCAAAGCTGCGCGAGGTGAATAATGTCGAATAAATCAAAACTCAGCGCAGCAGTGTTGGCGCTAATCGCGTCAGGGGCATCTGCACCAATCATTTTCGACCAGTTCATCAGCGAGAAAGAAGGCAATGCGCTGGTGGCCGTTGTTGATCCTGGTGGGGTCTGGTCTTTATGTCACGGCGTGACTGTCATCGATGGCAGGCGCGTTGTTAAAGGCATGACAGCCACAGAAGAACAATGCCGCAAGGTTAACGCTATTGAACGCGATAAGGCATTAGCCTGGGTTGATCGCAATATCAAAGTGCCTCTGACAGAGCCGCAGAAGGTAGGTATCGCATCCTTCTGCCCGTACAACATTGGTCCGGGTAAATGCTTCCCTTCGACCTTCTACAGGCGCATCAATGCAGGTGACCGCATAGGTGCATGCGAGGCAATCCGCTGGTGGATTAAGGACGGTGGACGTGATTGCCGCCTGACTAAAGGCCAGAAGAATGGCTGTTATGGGCAGGTCGAGCGGCGCGATCAGGAAAGTGCGTTGACGTGCTGGGGGCTGGACCAATGAAAATTAATCCTGGTCTTATCGGCGTTATCATTATTGCTGGTCTGTCTATAGCGCTCGCAAAGAGTTGCTCAGACGCCAGCAGCATTCAGAGTGATAACGACGTTCTGCGAAGTGATAACTCCTTGCAGGCGCAGGTGATCGCCACACAGTCATTCAACTTCAATCGGTTCAATCAGGTTGCAGAACATGCCAACAGGCTTAACTCCCTGATCGACACCAGCACCGAAGAAACTGTAATCGAATACCGGGAGATTCTCCGACGTGAAAAAACCTGTGACCTGCCTGTTCCTGCTGACATTGCTGGTGGGCTGCTCGAATACGCGTACCGTTTACGTTCCAGCGCAATGCACGCCGATACCGCCGGAACTGACTCAGCCGATGTTAGTACCGCTGCCGCCCGATCAATAACGTACTGCCAGGCTGTACTCTGGATTAAACCGCTGCTGGCCGTCATCGAGAAGGGTAACAACAATTTCGCTGGGATTCGTCAAATCGAACAAGAGCGAAGATGAGAATTATTCCCGCTAAGGAATATCTATTCGAGATTGATTCGCATTTGAAAAGGTACTCCTGGCGGTTTGGAACACCGAGGGGGCGAGGACACGCGGGAAACGGCTAGTTTTTTGCATTTTATGGGTTTCATCATCATCTGTTTAACCTCTTGATATTTCAGTCCTGATCATTTGCAGGATGTCGAAACGACTATTTTTTGTTCACCATCATGGATAACGAACTGAAAAATTTCCGGCTGAATATCACGCAGCTGGCAGCCATTACCGATCTGCACCGCCAGACGGTCGCGAGCAAGCTTGCAAATGTTCAGCCGGCACCGGGCAGCAATCCAAAACTTAAGCTTTATGCCATCACCGATATCCTCAGGGAGTTGCTGACGAGTACCACACCGTCGGAGCTGGTGGACGTCGACAAAATGCTTCCCCCCGATCGTAAAGCCTGGTTTCAGTCGGAGCGTGAAAGGCTCAAGTTTCAGCAGGAAACAGGGGAGCTGATCCCGGCGTCAGAAGTCACCAGAGAATTTTCCTCCATGGCAAAAGCAATGGTTCAGGTGCTGGAGACGTTACCCGACATCCTTGAACGAGACTGCGCCATGACCCCTTCCGCAGTTGTCAGGGTGCAGCAGGTTATTGACGATCTGCGTGACCAGATAGCCCTCAAAGTTGAGCAGGCCGACTCACCAGAACAGGAGGAAATGCCAGAAGAGGAGTAAATCATGCGACAGGCCACGGCAGCGGAAGTCAGGCGTAACGCTTCCGCCATTCTCAAAGCCCCGCGCCGTATGCCTGTGGCTGAGGCGGTTCAAAAATTTATGCGCGTACCTATGGGGGCCGGTAACTCGGTACCGTGGGATCCTGCTGTCGCTCCCTATGTGATAGAGCCGATGAACTGCCTCGCGATGCGTGAATACGATGCAGTGGTGTTTGTTGGACCGGCACGAACGGGGAAAACGATCGGCCTGGTGGATGGCTGGGTTGTATACAACATTGTCTGTGACCCGTCCGATATGCTCGTCGTTCAGATGACCGAAGAGAAAGCGCGTGAGCACTCTAAAAAACGTCTGGCGAGAACGTTTCGTGTCAGTCCAGAAGTGGCGAAACGCCTGAGCCCGTTGCGAAACGACAACAACGTGCATGATCGTACTTTTCTGGCGGGCAACTATCTCAAGATTGGCTGGCCTTCCATCAACATCATGTCCTCGTCAGATTTCAAATGTGTAGCGCTCACCGATTATGACCGCTTCCCTGAGGACATCGATGGCGAGGGTGACGGTTTTACCCTGGCTTCCAAGCGTACCACCACCTTTATGTCCGCCGGGATGACTCTGGTGGAGTGTTCGCCAGGCCGGGACATTCGCGACAGCAAATGGCGCCGAAAATCTCCCCATGAAGCACCACCAACGACAGGCGCGCTTTCGTTGTACAACCGTGGAGATCGCCGTCGCTGGTACTGGCCGTGCCCGCATTGTGGTGAATATTTTCAGCCTGCGATGGAGGCGATGACCGGATACCGTGATGAACCTGATCCGGTAAAAGCCAGTGAGTCGGCTCATCTGCTTTGTCCGCATTGCAGCACCATTATCACCGCAGATAAAAAGCGCGAGCTTAACGGGGTGGGTGTCTGGTTGCGTGAAGGTCAGAGTATTGACCGGGACGGCAAGATTTCCGGTGAGCCGCGACGCTCGCGCATAGCGTCGTTCTGGATGGAGGGGCCCGCAGCCGCGTACCAGACCTGGGCGCAGCTGGTGTACAAACTGCTTACGGCTGAGCAGGAGTATGAGGCTACCGGCAGCGAAGAAACCCTCAAGGCGGTTATCAACACCGACTGGGGGCTGCCGTACCTGCCGCGCTCGGCCAGCGAACAGCGACGCGCCGATGTGCTGATGCAGCGTGCGGAGGATTACGGTAAACGCCTGGTTCCGCCGAAGGTGCGTTTCCTGCTGGCAGCCGTCGACGTTCAGGGCGGGAAAAAGCGCCGTTTCGTCGTGCAGATAATTGGTTATGGCGAAAACGGTGAACGCTGGCTTGTGGATCGCTACAACATCCGCCAATCCCTGCGCTGCAATGAACATGGCGAGGCGGAGCCAGTCCACCCCGGCGCGTATCCGGAGGACTGGCAGCTGCTTGTCTCCGATGTGCTGGAAAAAACTTACGCGCTTCAGTCTGACCCGACGCGGCGTATGCCGGTGCTGGCCATGGCCGTCGACAGCGGCGGTGAGGAAGGGGTGACAGATAATGCCTATAAATTCTGGCGCCAGTGTCGCCGGGATGGTCTGGGTAAACGTGTCTATCTGATCAAGGGCGACAGCACAAAACGCCAGAAAATTATTACCAAAACTCACCCGAATAATACCGAACGCAGTGACCGTCGCGCTGATGCGCGTGGCGAGGTGCCGGTGTATCTGCTGCAAACCGACCTGCTCAAGGATCAGCTCAGCAATAACCTTGATCGTGAGACTCCCGGAGCAGGCTATATCCATTTTCCCGACTGGCTGGGGGAGTGGTTCTACGAGGAACTGACCTACGAAGAGCGCGGCGTGGATGGCAAATGGCGTAAGCCAGGCAAGGGCGCCAACGAAGCCTTTGACCTGTTCTGCTATGCCCACGCCGTCGCGGTTCTGCGCGGCTACGAAAAAATTCGCGACTGGGAAAAACCTCCTGCATGGGCTGAGCCGCAGGATCTCAACCCAAATATTCATGAAGGGGAACGCCCCCGGGAGATAACCGTGAAAAAAAACAAAACCGTTCAGCCGCAAGTCAGGGCTGAGCCTGAGAAAGAAAACACGCTTTCCGGCAGCTGGCTGGGATCTTCCGGTAGGGGAGGAGGCTGGCTGTGAAGAAAGACGACATCTGGAGAACGCTGGTGATGGTGCGCCAGGCCTACCAGGACTCGCTGGACGGCAAGAGTATCTCTTTCACCGGCGTAAACGGTCGCGCCATTACCAACCACGATCCGAAGGCGCTGCGAGATGAGCTCGAATACTGGGAGCGTCGCTGGCGCGCGGTCAACAGCCGTGGTGGTTCGTACAAACTCGCTAACTTTCTGTAAGGCGTTCTATGGGCATTCTTGAAAGAACACTGAGGGCAATTTCCCCCGGGTGGGCCGCGGCACGCGAGCGGGATCGTCTCCGGCTTAATGCGTATGAAGCGGCAAATCCGTCACGGCTGCACAAGGCGAAAAAGCAAAGCCTGGCGGCGGACACCGCTGTGTTTGCAGCAGGTCAGTCCCTGCGGGAACAGGCCCGGTGGCTTGATGAAAACCATGATCTGGTGATCGGCCTGTTCGACAAAATGGAAGACCGGGTGATTGGTGCCCACGGGATCCATGTTGAGCCTCAGCCCCTCGATCTGGAGGGGAATCTTCATTCCGATTTCGCCGGGAAACTTTCGGCGCTCTGGGCTGAATGGTCCGTGCGTCCTGAGGTGACTGGCATGTTCACCCGCCCGGAAGCCGAACGCCTGCTGCTGCGTTCAGCACTGCGTGACGGGGAAGTGTTCACGCAACTGGTCAGGGGGAATGTGCCGGGTCTGCAACATTCCACCTCCGTACCGTTCTCGCTGGAAATGCTGGAGGCGGATTTTGTTCCGTTCAACCTTAACAGCACCGCCGGCCAGCAGGTTCGCCAGGGCATCATCGTGAACGACTGGGGGCGTCCCGTCGGCTACCGCGTTTACAAGTACCACCCGGCAAATATGACGCGGTTCAGCGCTGAACTTAAAACCGTCTCAGCTGAAAACATGCTTCACCTTGCGCAGCGCAAGCGTCTGCACCAGCTGCGCGGTATCAGCCTGATCCACGGAGTCATTACCCGTCTTTCTGACATCAAGGATTATGAAGAGAGTGAACGCGTAGCCGCCCGTATTGCCGCCGCGCTGGGGTTCTATATCAAGCGCGGTGATGCGCAGTCTCTTGGTGACGACGGGGAGTTTTCACCTCCCGGCGGCCAGCGTCATTACGATATCGCCCCGGGCATGATTTACGACGATCTGCGCCCGGGTGAAGACCTTGGCATGGTGGAATCCAATCGCCCGAATGTTCACCTCTATGAATTCCGAAACGGACAGATGCGGGCCGTGGCCGCAGGCACGCGCGGCAGCTATTCCAGCATT